ATTTAGCCACATTCCGAGCATAGGTAATTGATTCTTTTAAATGTCTTCTTTTATTCTTGGCTTGAGATGGTTTAGTTTGCTTATGCGGTTTAATCTCAACAAGATAAGTTTTTCCATCTTGATATTTTACTTTAAAGTCAGGATAATATCTATGAACAGTCCCCCGAGTTGGATCATAGTAGGGGACAGAAAGCTCCTCTGAACCCCACTCAATGACTTTAGGATCATGATCAAGCTGCATCATTACTTTTAATTCCCATTGTGATCGATAGACAATGTTATGGGGATTACCACCATACTTCTCGGGATACCGGGGACGAAAAAATCCTTTATACGCCACCCAATATTTATTAAGGTCTTATATATTGGTCATTAAGTCGTTTTACGTCCATTCTATGCTTCCTTATAAATAAATGACATAGTATTTTCATAAGGATAAGAATGCCAGCGAACACCTCTTTTGACTTGGTCAATCTTGACTTTGATGCCCAAAAAACAGCCTTAATCAATTTTCTGCAAACTCAATCAGAATTTAAAGATTATGATTTCACGGGATCAAACCTCAATGTTCTCATTGACTTACTGACCTACAATACCTTTAAGAATGCATTTTATCTGAATATGGCATTATCAGAAGGATTTATTGATTCTGCCCAGCTTCGTCCTTCAGTTCTTTCCCACGCTAAAGAACTCAATTATCTTCCTCGTTCCACCCGTAGTGCCAAGGCAAACATTACCGTTTCCTTTCAGGCTACCGGGGCTCATGCTCCATATGTCATTCAACAAGGACAGACATTCACCGCAAGCATGAAGAATAATAGCTTTATATTCTCAATTCCTAATACAATAACAGTTTCTTCAGCCAATACTTCTTATTCCTTCACCACCGATATCTATGAGGGTCCATATGTCAAAGAATCGTTCATTTTTGATACTACTATTGATCTTCCCCTGCGTTTTAAACTTACTAATCCAAATATTGATATTGATTCCTTAACAATCAATGTCTTTGAGAATCAATTTACTATTGGAACCCTATATAATCGAACCATTTCATTACTTGGTTTAGATGGTACGTCCCAGGTTTACTTTGTTCAAACATCTCCAGTTGATGGAAATTATGAATTTCTATTTGGTGATGGAATTGTCGGTTATCAGCCAAAAAACGGTTCTCTTGTGGTCGCCGACTATCGAGTTTCTTCCGGTTCTCCTCCAAATGGGGCATCTCGATTTTCAATCAATTTTGATCCCACCAATCCATTTAACGAACTTGTTGGTAATGTCACCCTAGTAGTTAATACAAACGCCCTAGGAGGAGCCCCCATTGAAGATATTGAGACCACACGGTTCTATGCCCCCCGTTGGTTTCAAACCCAAGAACGTGCCATTGTTCCAACCGACTATCAAGTCCTGATGCAAACACAATTTCCAGAAGTTCAGGCAATCAATGTCTATGGCGGGGAAAAACTAACTCCTCCTCAATTTGGGAAAGTTGTTGTTGCGATAAATCTGTCAAATATTCAAGGTCTCCCTCAAACAAAACAAGACCAATATACCGCTTTCTTACAGTCTCGAATGCCGATGACCATGATCCCAATATTTGTATTGCCAACATTTACTTATATTGACATAAAATCAACAGTTAACTATAATATTAATACTTCAGCCCAAACACCAGCCACACTTCTAACGACCATTCTTAATGCAATATCCGCATTTAACATCGCAAACCTGAACAGCTTTGATTCAACATTCAGGTTCTCAAAATTTACATTTGCAATTGATAATGCCGATCCAAGTATCATTAGTAATATAACAAAAATCAATGTTTGTAAAAAGTTCTTTCCGGTATTGGGAACCCCCCAACCATTTACTACTAATTTTAGTATGCAATTAATAAACGATCTTTCTCCAATAATCTACCCTCATGCCATCGGAGAAGAAACGTGTCTAACAAGTTCATTATTCACCCTGAATGGAGACCCCGTTTCCCTTGAAGATGACAATAATGGAAATATTAATATTGTGAAACAGAGTCAAAACGTTGTGACATTGGTGAAAAAGTCCGGAACAATTAATTATGATACCGGCATTATTGTTATCCCCAATTTCCAATTAGATCAATATAGTGGAGCGGCTTTCCAAATATTTGTAACCCCCCGAACAGATGACGTGTCATGCAATTTGAATACAATATTACTAATTGATATGAATCAAGTTAATGTTACAATTGCTCAGGTCAGACAATAATGGGTTCAATACCTATACAGGAAATCATCCCTGATAAAATATCAAATCTGATTCGACGCCAATTTCCAGATTGGTATCTTGAGCATGGACAAGTATTCGTTGATTTTGTTCAGGCATATTATCAATATCTTGAATCACCTAACAACCCTCTATATTATTCTCGTAAATATTATGATATTAAAGATGTTGATTTCACATTAAGTCAGTTTGTTGTTCATTTTAAAGAAAAATATCTAAAAAATATTCAGCTTTCAACTCAGGCAAATACTGCCCAAATTATTAAGCATTGTCTTGATATCTATCGTTCAAAAAGTACTCAACGATGTGTTACTTTACTGTTTCAGCTTGTATTCAATCAACAACCCCAATATTATTATCCCTCAACAGATTTATTCAAGCTTTCGGATGGTCAATGGTTCCTTCCTCAATATCTAGAATTACTTTTATCCGACAATAATGTTAACATTGTTGGCAAACAAGTTAAAGGCGTTTCATCCGGAGCAACGGCGTTCGTCGAAGACGTGGTTCGACGATACACTGTGAACCGACTTGAAGATGTTGCATATGTTTCTGCTATCCAAGGAAACTTTAATGTCTGGGAAAAAATCATTCCAACAGACGCTTCCCTTACTATTCAACAAAGTCCAACTATCATCGGGTCTCTAACAAATATTCAACTCCCAGTAACAGGTGTCGGACAAGGATTTTCTCCTGGTCAAGTTGTCACTCTTTCAAGTCAAAATGGTAATGGAGCTATTGCGGTAGTTACTGATACCGTTAATACTTTTGGTCTCATTACAACATCTTTTAATGATGGGGGTTATGGTTATACAAACACCGCCATTGCAAATGATAATATTTACATCGCTAATGCAATGTTTACTATTTCAAACTTACAAATTGTAAACACGGGATTAATTCAATATTTTAGTCAGTTTGACTCTTTTGTCCAACCTCAAGTATATCTCAATTATTTGAATGCAACTGGAGCATTTAGTCCAGGAGACAGTATATTTACATACTTTGCTAACGGATCAACGATGGGGCAAGGTACTGTTATTCAAACAAACGCCAATACTGCAAACCAAGGAACCCTCCTCGTTGGTGTTGTTTCTGGTAATGTTGCTTTTGATCCATTCTTTAATACCGGTAATGTTTCAGCATCAAATCTTCAGGTTGTCAACGCATTTATGCAAGCGAACGCCACTGGTATTTTTATGGCGAATGATGATTATATTTTCGTTTATACTAATAATGTTGTAAATGGTATCACTTCGTTTGTTAATGAAAACATATATCAACCTTCATGTACCGCGATAATACAGGGAATTGTGCCTTTTCCAAACGGAATTACTCAGTTTCAAATCTCAAACATTGAAGGCGTTTTTAAAAAAGACTATTCATTCACTGGACTAAGTTCAGGAGCAATGGCGACCCCAACTTCAATTTCAATCGGAGTTGGACTGTCTAATGTCTCCGCAGCATTATTTTCAACTTATGCAAACAATACAGTATATTGTTATACAAATAGCTCATATTCAAATTTAAAGGTTCAAGGAACAATTTCAAAGGTTGAACTAGGCTCGGGATTTTCGATATCTCTGGGAAATAGTCTGTTGTTCTCAGAAACCATTCTTCTTAACAACGATCTTCTTGCAAACTATCTGACAACAAACATCAATGCTACTGCTTATGGGTTTCCCGCAAATACAAGTGCAAATCTGACATCACGGATCGTTGACTCGTTGACATACGTAAATACAACAATTGGAAAAATTCAATCTGTAACCACATCAAATCCCGGTAGCAGCTACACAAAACCTCCTTTCATAGCCCTTGATTATCCAATTCGAACACTGCAATATCATGACATTTTAATACAAATTTCTGGAGCAACTGATATGTTCCAACCCGGAGATATAGTCACCCAGACAGCAACCAATGCCCGAGGAATGGTTAAACTAACTACTGTTGAAGCCGATGAAACAACAAATACCACCCAATTGTATGTTCAAAATATGCGATTTTATCAAAATAATTGGTTTATTCCAACAACAAACAACACCACAACAATTGTTGCCTCAAGCACAGGCACCTCTGCAAATATTGTTAATGTTTTTTCAGATGACGATGATCCAGCCGTAATGGGTTATAATTTTGATATGGACACAAACTTTACTGTTGGGATTGGAGCCATTGCAAACCTTACTATAAGAGATTCAGGGTTTGGCTTTGTGAATAACGAAAGTATTTTTATTAATGGAGATACTTTTACTAATGGAATTGCAGTTCTCTTAAATCAGGGGATTTCTCAAGGACGTTATCGTAAAAAAGGAGGGTTCCTTTCCGACCAAAAGAAACTATTTGATGGGTATTTTTATCAAAATTATTCATATCAAATCATTAGTTCGTTAACCCTTGACAGATATCAAACAATGCTTCAGGAAATAACCCATCCGGCAGGCACTATTATGTTTGGTAAGTTGCAATATAATAATATTGGTAATAATGTAGTAAATGTACAACATGCTGGATTATCAATATTCAACGTCTATCCTCAGGTCATTTCATCTATCATCATTAATGCAAACCCCTTTATTGCAAATACCTCTAAAGGTAGAGCTAAGACATTAAGCCTAACATTAAACGACGGCATTTCACTCATTCGTTCAAATGTTAAAACCAAGGCTATTAATGTTACATTACTTGACACAACTACAAGAATCCATAATCTTGGACGGGGAAATCCTAAATTAATTACCGTTACCTTGTCGGATGCAATTACAACAACCCGAAACATTGGACGTGGAAACCCCAAATCCATTACCGTTACCTTGTTGGACACAGTAAGTCTACCACCAAAACAAATCAGAAAAATCATAAGTCCTATATTCACAGATACCGTTCAAGTAATTAAACCTATTCGAAAAATTGTAAGCCCTATTACATTAGCCGACACAGTCCAAAGAACTAAAGCTGTCCAAAAAGTATCCTCTATTACACTAGCCGAAACTGTCACGCTTCCAAACAAAACTACTTCAAAAATTGCAACTATTACACTAGCCGACACTTTGTTTGGAGCCACAAGAACTATTTCAAAAGTTGCAACTATTACATTAATAGACACTCCTAAAATAATTAAATCTGTCAACAAGAAAATTGTAAGTATTACCTTGCATGATACAATAACCTTGGCTCATACCCCATAATAATAAGGAAATAAATAATAAGTCATGGCTAACACCAACCTCTTATCAAATTTTTATAGATTCCAACAGGCAAACAATCTTATGGGTTCTGTGGCTAGTAATAGCTATTATTTCTTTGTTGGTGATCATGTTCCTCATGCCAATCAAACGCTTCAAACCCTCAACGATGATTCTAATGATAATTTTTTAGCCCCCTATACTAAAATGATTATGGGGAAAGAAATCAAAATCGAGGATGTATTACCAGTGATTCGGGACGTTCCTTGGTCATCGATGATATTTGATATGTACGACAATAATGATATCAATCTTTCAATCGAGAATTTTTATTGTACAGTAAACGAAGGCTTTTATTATCATGTCTGGAAATGTTTAGACAATAATAATAGATCAATAAGCACCGTCCAACCATCGTTTGCTGCTGGATCAACGTCTACTCTTTACCAGACATCCGATGGTTATCGTTGGCAATATATGACATCTGTTGACTCCGTGACTGTTCATAAATTTCAAACTGCCACTTATTTTCCTCTTATTGCAAACTCACAAGTATCAGCGAACGCCAAAAATGGTTTTATTAGCATTATTAAAGTTGTTGCCAACCAACAGGGAGAGTTTTATAATAACTATATTGATGGAATCCTAAAAACTGGAGACCTCCAGGTAAACGGCGATCCTACTCTTTTCAACATCTCAAACACCGCCGTTCAGGCTGTAAATGGATATTATACTGGATGTGTTATATCCCTGACATCAGGAACTGGACAAGGGCAATTCAAAGTTATTACCGATTTCGTCAGCAATACAACAGGAAATATTCTCCGAGTAGCCAACACTTTCGTTATTACTCCTCAGAATGGAACTACTTACCAGATTCGTCCGCAGGTTAATGTTGTTTCAAATGGTCAAGAAACAATTAATTGTGTGGCTCGTGCTCTGGTCAATTCTCTTAGCTCCAACTCGATATACCGTGTTGAAGTCCTTCAATATGGAGCCGGAATCGTAAATGCTACCGCCAGTGTGGTTGCCAATGCCATAGTGGGGGTTCCAAATAATGAAATCGCCGTTGTTCAACCTATTATTGGACCATATGGTGGTCATGGATTTGATATTTTTAATGAACTTTTCTGCCATGATGTTGAATTTGCTGTGCAATTAGCTAATACCGAAGGTAATACATTACCAACATTAAACCAATATCAACAAATTGGAATAATACAAAATCCTTTATTCCAAAATGTTGAACTAACTTTGACGTTCGTAACAGGATTGTTTTCATTTGCCGATGCTTTGATGATCGTCGATCCTATTCAATTAAATACTAACTGCACCTGTAACGCTAACTCAACTTTTATTAGCAGCAACAATGCTAATTTTTTCTTACAAACACCTCCCAATACTCAAATTATCGTTACCTCCGGAACAGGGTTAGTTAATCAATTATTAACTATCAATTCACTCGTAAATACTACGTTAATTACCACAACCACAAATTCGACCTTTACTTCAAATAATGCAACACTTTATCTATCAAATATCTTTGCAAATTGTGTAATCAATAGTATTACAAATTCAACAGTAATGGTCTTATCAAGTTGTCCTCCTCTCCTAACAACAGGGAGTACCGTTATGGGGTCTCAATCGGGGGCTCAGGGAACAGTTATGAGCATTAAAAGAAATGGTATAATTAAGGATTTTAGCACTTTTATTGGCATGTATAAATATACAGCAACCCAAATAGCGGGTACTTTTATAATAAATGAGAAGATATTACAAGGGAATAACTCGGGTTTTGTGCATCATGTCGAAGGAACAGGTACAATTACAATATTCCTTTCTATTATGACACCATCCCTTTTTGTAGTAGGACAACAAATAACAGGTGTAACGAGTGGAGCAACAGCAACATTGAACACCGTGTTTAGTCCTGAGGTCATTTTTGGGTCGGGACCTGTACAATATATTGAAAATGTTGCTCCGATAACTCGGGCAAATCAACAGAGTGAAGCATTCCAAATAGTGATGAATTTCTAAGGTAAAAATATAAATGCCTATTAAAACAAATTTAAACGTTTCGCCATATTTTGACGATTTTGATAAGACAAAAGACTATTATCGCATTCTATTTCAACCTGGAGTGTCAGTTCAAACCCGTGAACTAAATCAGCTTCAAACTATGTTTCAACAACAGGTTGAACGATTTGGAGATAATATCTTTTCGGCTGGAACAATCGTCTCAGGCTGTAACTTCTCATTTAATAACCCATATCCATATATTAAAATCCGGGATTTGACGTTCGATGGCACTACCGCAATTCCTTTTGGTTATGTGAACTTTAATATCATTAATGATACCACTGGATTAACAGCATGGGTTACAAATTATGCCGATGGGTTTGAATCAACCGACCCAAACCTTAAGACACTTTATGTTAATTATACCAATACTGGTAACTCTAGCATCACAATTACTGCATTTAATGCCGGAGATGTTCTTCGAGTTTTTGACCCCGTACAGAATGGTATTGAACAGGTTAATATCATCAATGGTGGAGTTGGATTTGCAAATACCGATACTCCAATTGCTATTTCTCCATTCCTGATAACTGTCGCAACAGGAAGCTTCAATGTTGGGGACTTTATCATCAATAATCAAGGAGCAAATGTTCAAATTACTGCTCTTGATGCCAATACCTATGCAAACGCCGGTCAAATTCTTGTCCAAACAAAACCTCGTAATCTTGATCTTGCAAATAGTTCGTTGAGTAGCGCAAACTGGTCATTCATAACTGGTCAATCAATAACCAACATTTCAAACACTGCATCAGCAGTAATCAATAATATTATAGGAACTGGATTCCGTGGTGCTATCACCACTGATGGTGTTGGTGTTATTAAAACAATTAAAGTCTTGTCAAAAGGAACTGGTTGGACTGGTTCTCTAGCTCCTTATATCACGACCATATCCCTGAATAACACAACTGGATTTTCTTCGCTTAATCTACAGGCTCAAACTTATAAAACCAAAGTTGTAGTTGCATCAACACCATCTTCTGTTGGTAATGGTTATGCCTTTACTATTACTGAAGGTGTCATTTACCAAAAGGGAGTTTTCCTTCGAGCGGTTCCCCAAAGTATTATTGTTAGCAAATATTCTCAAACTCCCGATAATGTTGCAGTTGGTTTCATCACAAATGAACAAATTATTAATTATAATATAGACCAAACATTATTAGATAATGCTAATAATCAATTAAATTTCCAGGCTCCTGGAGCGGATCGTCTAAAACTGATTCCTACTTTAAATTTGACAGACGCAAATACTGCGGCAACAAATTCGGAATTCCTAACACTTGTTCAATGGAAAGAAGGACGACCATTTAAACAGAATCAATCAACTGTTTATAGTATTCTCGGAGATACGATGGCCCTCCGAACATCGGAACAATCCGGTAATTTCGTTATTGATCCATTCCTAATAACTACTCGTTCTCCCTTGGTTACAACTAATGAAGGTTCATTATTTAATGTGCTTATCGATCCAGGTAAAGCATATATTGAGGGATATCGTATTTCCTCAACATCAAACTTTAATATTGATGATGCCAAAGGCACAGACACTGTTGTAGCTAACAGTCATATCATTTCGTTGAACTATGGAAACTATACCGTAATCAATAATTTAGGAGGAACCTTCCAGTTCAATATTGGAGATACTGTTAATCTTTATGATACTGCCCGAGGATTTCTTGCCAACACCGCTCTAATTCGTGCTCAAACATTGATACCTCCCGGAAATGTGATTGGCACTGCAAATATGCGATCTTTACTTCGTCAAGATAATAGTGGGGGAACGTCTGCGGCAACATATCGACTATATCTATTTAATATTAAAATGAATGTCGGAAAAAACTTTTTCCGAGACACTAAAGCTGTTTATTATAATGGAACAAATAAAGGTGTTGCGGATATTGTCACTGTTGTCACTCCTATATCTACCGGTAACACAACAGTAACAGCAAACGTTGCTCAATTAAGTAATACCATATATGATCGGCTAACATTTGATTCTGGTGTTGATACTATTTTTAATGCTAATAATTGCAATTACACTTATCGAACCATTGATTCAACAGTTACTATTTCAAATGGTAATATCGCCAATGGAACCCTAATAAAAGATATTAGTGGAAATCCAAATGAAGTATTTCCTTATACTGGAGGAGGAGCCCTAAGTTCAACCCAGATGCTGGATATTTTTGTTACTCCAGTTTCAGGTGAAATGGTTGCAACTACAGCGGCTCCCGGAACAGTTGTGGCAAACACAACAACCACCAACGTTGTCGGAACTACCACAACATTCCTGACAAACTTTGTTGTTGGAGACTGGGTCTATGTTGGTGCTAACTCAACGGGAGGGGCTGACCTTCACCAAGTTTCATCAATTGTCAACAACACATTCCTATCTATCGATAGTAATAATGCCTTTACAAATGCTGTTGCAACACTCACCCGAGCATTCCCTCAGAACGTTCCAATTCCTTTTGGTCAACGTTCTGGACTGAATGCAAACGTAAATCTCTCTCAGACTGCCCTGACACTCGACTTCGGAATGCCATTCACATTTTCTGGCACACGAACTGCCTCATTAGCTGTTAATATCAATCGATCAGCCGTCAACCAATTAACAAAATCTCCTCTTCGAAACCGGTTCGTAATGATCAATACCTCAAACAATGCCGGAGGATTAATTGGTCCATGGGCTATTGGAGTTCCAGATGTATTCCGATTAAACGGTGTTTATGTTGGTAATTCTACCGTAAGTAACACAACTGGAAATCAAGTTAAAAACTTCTTCGTTGATCATAACCAAAATGCTGACTTTTATGATTTATCTTGGTTGTATATGATACCTCAATCTTCTGTTTCATTAGCAGCAAATACTTTTATTTTGGTGCAATTTGATTATTTCCAATCTTCTGGTCCTGGATTTTATGATACCGTATCTTATACTCAAACAACAAATTCTGCGACTCTATTCATTCAGGATTCTCAACCTTTATCAAATCTAGCATCAGTTATTAACTCGTTTGAAATTCCTGAAATGTTTACTGATGATGGCACCGAAATTGACCTATTGAACCAAATCGACTTCCGACCTTTGGTTGCTAATACTGTAACTCCATCGGCAACATTTAATACCGCTCCATTAAATCCAAGTAATACATCAACATTAAGCACAACTGGTGAAAAGAAGTTTCCTCTTCCAGATTCAGCCTTTACCACCAATATGACATATTGGATTGGTCGAATGGATTCAATATTCGTGGATAAAAACACAAACTTCTCAGTTGTTCGTGGAATTGCATCTCAATTTAAAGAAAAACAAGCAATTCCAGTTACACCCCCAGGAGCTATAAAACTTATTGATTTGATTATTCCACCATATCCAAATCTTCCGACTTATTACAGCACTCAAATTAATCAAATTCTTAATACCCGTGTTCTAAACCAGAAATGGTTGACTACTCGTGTTAAAAACAAAACTATTTCTGCTCCGACTGCAAATACTGTCTTACCATATAATCAGCCAAAAGTTTATACAATGTCTGATATTGGTAATATCGACCGTCGATTAAAAGACGTTGAATACTATACATCATTGACAGCCTTGGAAGCAGGATTAAACCACAAATTTATCGCATCTTCTTTCAATCCAACTCAAAATCGTTTCAAATTTGGCTTCTTTGTTGATGATTTTACTACTTCGACTTACTCTGATTTAACAAATCCTCAATATTGGGCTCTAAAAGAAGGTTCCGACATTGTTCCTCCAAAAATGACATGGGACGTTTCGTTATCCGGAGGTTACCCAGACTTTATTGATAGCATTATTATTGCTCAGGCAATTGCGACCGTTGGAGGTGTGGATGATCCCTTGGGATTAGGACCAATTTGTGCTCTCAATCTTGCAAACACCGTTGCATATCAAACTTTCTTCCGAAATGCATCAGACGTTCTAAAATCAGCAAATCCAACTTCTGTTTCAGATACGGTCAATTTGCAACTCGCTGACCAAGCCACTGTCTTTAATACTGTCAACTTTATTACTCAACCCCTGGCAGCTTGGTTAGCAACCCACCAATATCAACAAATTAGTGGGGATGTGTTTGTTAATGATCCAAACTTCTTAGCATATTATGGGGGAGGATTTACAGGAGTTTCATCATTCTCTGATTTGATAGGGGCTGTTAATAGTATTTTAGCTTCTGTATATTCGGGGGGAACTCTGGGACCAGATGCTGGATTACATGTTCTACAAGAAGGATTTAGCATTGGTTCGACCTATGGCGGTCAGTTTAATGACTTATATAATTATTTGATTGCTATTCTACAAAATGCAGCAAATAATTTAACAATTTCAAAACCAGCCGGAGGACAATTTGCTGCTCAGATTTATTATCCTCCAGTCGTTGTATATTTTTATAATTATGATCGACCAAACTTAATACAAATTTACCAAAATGGAACATTAGTTGCTGATACTAATAGTGCTCAAACCTTAACTGCCGATGATATTAACCTTCTAACAGGTCCCGGAGGTCAGCAATGGTTCAATGATAATACCCAATTCTTCTTAAAACCATTCCAATCAACAGGGGGTGGTTATACTACTTATGCTGGTAAAATCACTTTCAATTATAATCCAACTAATGGTCAAAACTTTAAAATTGTTGCAACATCTCCAACCTCAATTCGCTGGCGTTATGTCGTTGCATATCCTATCGACGGTAAGTCAGTTGGATGTGTACCCCCAACACCAATATATAACATTCCACCAACATTTACTGCACAATATCAAACCGTTGGATTAGTAGCATGGTGTGGTAATGCATATGCCGTAGATGCTGGTTCGGTTAATATTCTATCGGGTTATACTGAAACGTGGAACCCATACGCGGTTCCAGCCCCAACCGTATCGGTAGTTCCATTTAATATTGCTCAAGATTGGTATCAAGGACCTAGAAAAACTTAATAAATATTTCAAAGGACAATTATGGCAGTTATTTCAGTTACCAATACAGCATTAACCTCGGCAACATCAAAGGTTCAAAAAGTACGATATTTCTCTATAGAAGTTGTAGCAACCAGTATGAAACCTTTAACCCAATATAATATGTTTGTTGATGGTGTTTTAATGAACGCTTTTTGTAAGCCATTTGGTCTGCCTTTAGGAGCCCCGATGGTTGCGGATTCAACTGGAAAATTAATAGTTCAATATCATATGAGTATTCCATATAATCAGACATATCTTACTGCCAAAGTCGATAAAGGAATTGGTTATATTTTAAAGACTAAACAAATTCAGTTTGTTGATCCCAATGGAACAACAGCAACAACCTATATCCCTGTTAGAATAAAGAGTCTTGCCTAATGACACTTTTTAATGTTGCCCAAACATTCTTCGTTGAACCAAACCTTAAAGGTGTGGTGAAACTTAAACTATCAGGATTTGATGTATTTTTCAAATATAAACCTGCTGCTACTGGTAATCGGTCTGGCATCAATTATCCAGGAGTAACTGCATATCTAACAGATACAGATAATGGTATTCCTATCATTAGTGATAAAACATATCGACAATTTGCCCGTGCAGAATGGAATGATATTTTTACAAGTTCTGATGCAACCGTTCCAACAGCATTTCGATTTAATCAAGGAACTTTCGATATTGATACTGGAAAAACCTACGCTATGGTTCTTTCATTTGATGGTAATGAATCTTTCTGGCCCTGGACAGCAAAAATTGGATCGTGGATTAATGGTCCAGGTCGTGTTGTTTACGGGGGACCAGCCGGGGATTTCATCGGAAAATATTTTGAATTTACACAAACTTCAGCCAATAGTGCTCAAGCCGCTAATAATTTTAGTGATTATGCTGCTCATTGGCGTCCCTTAACTGACACAACACTAACTTTTGATGTTACAGCCGCTCGTTTCTGGGTTAATGGAACTCCAATACATTTTGCAAGCCTACCAGGAAATACCTTTATTCATTCAACAAACTTAATTCAGACTTCAAATGCGAATTATCAGATTGACTTTGTATATCCCGGAATACCAACAGAACATGTTACATTCAGCTTGGCTAACTCAACACTTAATGAATTCATTGGAGCACAACGGGTTTATCAAAACACAGTATTCTATCCGGGAGGATTTGCCAACAACTCAACATTCGTAACCATTTCTACTGTTGCTGGTAACTCAATTGTCACTGCAAACACCAATTATCCAAATGGAACTCTATTTAACTGGAATACCGTTTTTAATAATTATACCGGTATAAAATATGTTACAATGTTTGATCCTAGCGGAACAAATGTTCGCATGGTTCGCTCAATTTTGAGCAATACACAAATTCAAGTAACCGAACCTGCTACATTTACCAACAGCATTGCAAAATTTTTACTTTCTCCTATCGCAACCGTAGATAGTTTGGATACAAGTTCTCCATCCGGCAAAAAGACCGAATTTATGCGAATGGTGGCAAGTAATGCAAATTCTACTGTGCGCTTTGTCAATAACTGTGTCGAAGCAATCACCGTCAATGTTGGTGGCACTGGGTATCTTAACTCAGATATTTTATACATTACAGGATTTGAAAATGTCGTCGGAAAAGTCATTGGTGGATATATGGCAGTTGCTAACCTTCAGACAAACTCTACTGGAGGCATTACAACACTCTTCCTCTCAAATATTGGCTGCGGATTCACAAACTCAGCAACGATGGTGGCAGTCGTATCAAACGCAACATCAGGTAATACAACAGGTAACACATCTGTTGGAAGCGGCGCTACATTCGTATACTCAGTCGGAGCCACCCTGCAAACCGAACTAACATCAAATATCTTCAAGAATTGCCAGTTAGTCAATATTGATCTTGCTGATGCTATTCCATTCTTTGATATGTTCGTACCTCCTGGCACCGCAGCAGCGCTTGGATTGAGAATGCAGTATTATATTCAACAAGACCCAACAGTATTAAGTGGATTTTCTTCTTTTGTATTTCCAGGTGGACAATACTTTTCTAACATTCAATTAATGAAACGTAATCGATTTAAAGTTGATCAACAACCCGTGTTTTTGAGTTATTCCAATGAATTTATTGTTGCTTACAGTAATGGTGCAATAAATGACCAAGTAAATTCTTTATCAGTCATGAGTAATAACTACATCTTAGATATTAACTCAACCTCAAACAATGATTTTCTTATCATAACAACTGATACCACTCCAACAATTGAATTTGGAAAATATATTCTTAATAATGATTACACACTTGAAGAAACAAACTTCGGTAACTGTTGGGCTCGGCATCTTGCAACTCGTAATACTTTTGCTCGATTGTCTGAAGACATGCGTGTCTATATTGAAGCATATCGACCAGCTAATACCGACCTTCAGGTTTATGCTCGTATTCAAAACTCGGGTGACCCCGAACCATTTGATGATGAAGATTGGACTCGCTTAACTATGGTCGATGGAAGTGTAACCAGCTTCTATTCATCTCCTTCGAATGAAAGCGATTATAATGAATATGCATTTGGATTCCAGCCATATCCAAATACTTTCTTCACCCTAGGCGGCCTCGTTACCACAACCAATGCCTCGGCAGCAATTGTCGGCGCCAATACAACATTCCAGGCAAACCTGAATCTAAATGATATGGTTCGAATCTATGACCCATTCTTTCCCAATGCCAACTTTATTGTTGCAACAGTCAATTCTATTACTGACAATACTCACTTAACAATCGATCAGATTATTAATTCTACCATCAATCCAGCTTTAACTCAATCAAACTATGGTTATAAGATTGAAAAACTTAGCTGGTCAACTATAGTCGCAAATCCCCCCAACCAAGCTTTTAATAACATCCAGAATGAAAACGTCGTTCGTTATTATAATACATCAATTGTCAAATATGACGGTTATGATATTATGCAAATCAAAGTCTTATTCTTAAGCTCAAAACTCGGAGTTTTTCCAAAACTTCACAGCTTGCGTGTAACGGGAGTTAGTGCATAATGGAATTAATTAAGACAAATATTCCCGGATTATTAAAAGACCAAAAAACCAGATTGATAATAAATAACGATGAAAATGATTTTAATCGAGCAAAAATGGCTCGTGAGCAAACTAAAGAGTTATCTATTCTAAAAGCGGATGTGGAAATAATCAAAAAACAACTAAAAATAATAACAGAAAAAATTAATGAGTAAAGTTTATCCTGACATTAACCTAGCGTCTGATATATGGCAAACGGCTTTAGTTCGTATCAATAACCTTGTTGATACGTTGGCAACCGAAATAATCACTGCCAATTCATCAGGCACAGGGGGGCTTACTATTGGTAATGGATACGTCTCTGGTATTTTTGGAGGGACAACAATTGTTGCCAATGCCATAACAGGTGGCACAGTTTCTATCTCCACAGTCCTGAGTGTGGCATCAAATACTAATTATCTTCCGGGGTCTCAATTCTTTGCCGGCAATGTTACTATTAATGCCCTGGGTTGGTATGTTGGTGGCACGAACGTTTCGGCGAATTCAACCGCACTTCAAGTTGGTAATAATACTGTAAACGTTGCGATGAACACAACAACTGTTAATGTTGGTCCTAGTGGCACGCTTATGGCAGGAAATTCGTCCT